ATGCATCCGTATCAGGTGACTGACCTTCGCACGGACGCCTCGACGGCCGGCAACTGGTTCGACATCCAGAAGGCGGCTCTACAGGGCGGCAAGGTTTCCAAGAACCCGATCTACACGGGCGCTCTTGGCGAGTACAATGGCGTGATTATCCGCTCGTCCTACGACGTGACCCAGGGCGTTCACTCGTCCACGGGTGCGGCCGTTACGACGGTTCGTCGTGCCCCGTTCATGGGCGCACAGGCTGCGATGATGGCGTTCGGCCCCGATTCCTCTGCGGATTCGTTCGCGTGGGAAGAGGAGTGGTTCGACTATCGCCGCGAGCTTGGCGTGTCTGCCCAGAGCCTCTGGGGCTTGAAGAAGACCATCTTCAACTCCGTGGATTTCGGCAACATCGTCATCTCCACCTATGCCGTCGCTCACACGTAATCGAGAGGAGACATAGAGATGGCTACCGGAACCGCTGGCACCGTCGCGCGCCAGTTCCACACCCAGCAGATTCACTTCCTGCGTAAGAGCATCGTCTTTGGTGACAACGGCGTCGCTCTTACCGTGGGCGTTATCCCCGCTGGTTCGATCATCTTGAAGGCGGCGTCTGGCGTTCACGTCAACGTTGCCTTCAACGCCGGCACGACCAACACGCTTAACGTTGGTACGTCGGCGGACGATGACCTTTACGGCACCCTGCTTGCGCTCGGCACCACGACTTTCGTCGCCCTTGACGAAGCCGTGACCTACCTTGTCGCAGCGGATACGACCATCACCACGACCGTTGTTCTGACCGGCACTGCCGCGACGACCGGCCAGGGCGAGGTTTATATCGCCTACATCCCGGACATCGACGGGTAATGAGACGACGCCAAATATTGGCTTTGCGGGCGGCGGGGCTTCTGCCGCCCGTTCATAATTTACCGCCGCCAGAGGAAGTGAAAATTGAGCACGTTCTTGGAGATGCAGTCGCAGATATCGGACGAGATGGATGCGAGCAACCTCCTGTCCGGCGGCCAGATCGCAAAAGCCGTAAAAAGCGCAATCCGCGTAAGAGAGGTTGAGCGATTCCACTTCAACGAATCCCGTGACTTCACGTTCGACACGGTGGCGGACGACGATACCTATACGCCGTCCACGGAATTCATCGCCATCGATTTGGTGGAAGTCCTGATCGGGACGCGATATGAGGTACTAGAGCGTTATACGCCCATGGAGATGGCGCGCTCTTCGACCACGGGGCAGACGGGCCGACCCTGGGGTTGGTGCTGGTACGGCGATGAGTTGCAGCTTTATCCGACCCCCAACGACGTTTACACGATCCGCATCCACGGCCACTTCAAGGTCGCGGAACTGAGCGCGGACAGCGATACCAACATCTGGACGACGGACGGCGAAGACATGATCCGCGAGGATGCAAAAGCCATCCTTTACGCGAGCGTCCGCCGCAACGTCGAAGACGCTAGCATAAGCGTCGGCATGGCGAAGGGCTATGCGGACGCCTTGCGCACCAAGACATCGAAGCTGAAGGCCACGGGCCGGATCAGGGCGTGGTCGTAAATGGCTCAAGTCCCGTTCGGCGAGTGGCGGCCTGACGCTGCGGCGCTTGATGCCCAGGTTCTAAAGGTCGCCCGCAACGCGCTCCCTAATGACGCGGGCTGGGGTCCGATGCCGGCCCTTCAGGAACTCGGCTCCGACGAACTGGCAGAGGGATGCCTTGGCGCCTGTTTTGTCACGAAGGCGGATGGGTCGTTCCGCATCTTCGCGGGGGGCACGACGGACCTGTATGAGTTGATCACCGGAGAGTGGGAGGTAGTGAGCGGGGCGAGCGCCCCCTATGCCACCCCGGCCGGGAACAAGTGGTTCTTCATCCGGTGGCGGACAAGCCTGATCGCGCTCAACGGGTCCGACGTAAACCAACTCATCGATATCGAGTCGGGCACGGATTTCGAGGATCAGGGCGGTACCCCGCCTGTAGCATGGGCCGGCGCGGCCATTGAGAATTACATCTTTCTCATGGACGCGACAGACCGCACGCGGATGGTCGTCAATGACTTTGATGATGTCGAGGGCTGGACCCTCGGCACCGGCACTTGTGACGAGTTCTTCGCGGAGTCGGGCGGCACATTCGCATCCCCGCCGCTCCTCGGAACACAAGGGCTCATCCTACAGACCGGCGGCGAGGCCAAGCGCCTTGTTCTGAACCGCGGCTTTGAGCGCCCATGGACGCTTGAGTCCATCGAAGGCGTGCGCGGCGCGGTGTGGGGCTACGGCGCCGTAGGGACCGATATCGGTGTCCTGTACGTTGCCGAAGACGGCATCTACGCCATGACGGCTGACGGGCAGAACCCGAAGCTGGGCGAGGGCCGGGTTAATCAATGGTTCCTCGACGCACTGGACACGTCGCGCATCAACCAGGTTCTGGCCGTCAAAGACCCGTATACGCCAAGGGTCTTTTTTGCATTCCATAGCGCCTCTGCCGGCGATGATTACGACCGGCTTTTGGGATTCGACCTTCATCGCAATCGGTTCTTTTCGGCGCAGATTACATCTGCCTTCTGGTGCCCGATTGTGTCAGCCGGCATGACGCTTGAGCAGGTCGGCGCCCTTTACCCGGACATTGACGACATGCCGGTCAGCCTGGACAGCCGGCAATTTATGGGCGGGCGGCCAACCATCGGCGGCGTATCGTCCAACGGCATCTTGTGCTTTCTGACGGGCAATGCTCTGGAGGCAACATTCCAGACGCCGAAGATGCAGCTTGCTCCGGGCGCGAGGTCGCTCGTCAAGGAGGCGTTCGTTGTCGGCGCCCTGGGCGATGCTAGTCCGACGCTGCGGATCACGCGGTCCGAGTTCGAGGGCGATACGGAAGCCACCAAGGGTCCGTTCACGCGCTCGTCCATCACTGGCACCTACCGGGATATCCGCGCGGGCGGCCGGATACATCAGTTCGAGTTGACCATCCCCGCTGACACGTCCTGGGAGTTCCTACAGGCGCTCTCCACGACCGAACAGATGGACGGGGATAGGTAAGGTGGACCGCGAAATTTCAAGGCTCTACCAGGGCGCGAACAACACTGTCGGCTCATTCGCCATCGACACGGGCGCCACGAGCACCGTCGTAACGCGGCGCGGCGTGTCGTCCACGTCGGTCATTCTTACCATGCCGGCCTCGGCGCTCGCCAATGCGGCGGTCGATATCTCCTACATCGAAGCCGCCAAGGACCAATTCACTGTCCACCACACAAACAGCGCAGACGCGCGGACGTACAGATACGTCTATTTCACGCCTCCGGGGAGTTAACTTAGTTGGCCTCTAACCTACAGACGCAGATGCCCTATGGCTGGGCGAACGTCGATAACGTCCAAGCCAACGCTGCGCGTCTGTATTACGGCGGCAGCGGAAGGCCCTACAAGGGGCCGACGCAGGCGCCGATAAACAAGTACACGACCCAGGCGCTTAATCAAACGCGCGGGCTTGCGAGCAAGGAAGTCCCCGGGCTCGGTCAGGCGCAGGCGTTCAATACCGGCATGATTGCCAATAACGGCATGACCCCGGAATTGCAGGGCGTCGCCAAAGGCATCCAGGGCTCATCCGATGAGTCCATGGGCTATCTGCGGAACTTTGCCAACGGCTCCTATTACGACGATCCGGCTTTCAATGCGCTGCTAGACCGCAATGCGGAGCGCGCCGGCACTATCGCCAAGACGACGTATGGCGGCGGGCATAACGGCGGTGCGGCATTCGGTGCCGGCCTCGGGCAATCCATCTCGGATGCCAATCTCGGCGCGATTGCGAACCAGCATCAGTTCTCTCGCGGCCAGCAGCTCAGCGCGGCCGGTCAGATGGGCAATCTCGGCCTGGAGACGGGCAACACGCTGGGCAACCTGTACGGTCAGGGCCTTGGGCGGGCATTCCAGGCTGAGTCTATGATGCCGGGCCTCAACGAACTCCGCTACGACGGTGCGGCGCGGCTTGCCGGGGTTGGCGACTACTACCAGAATTACAACCAGCAAAAGCTCGCCGGTCAGATCGATCAAAAGAACCAGCAATCCATGGAGCCGTGGGCAAACCTCAACCGCTTCTCCGATGTCATGCAGGGCACGGGCAAGTTGGGCGGCTATACGTTCGGAAAGACGGCCGGCCCGTCGCAGATGCAGAGCACCCTCGGCGGCGCTCTCGCGGGCGCGGGTCTCGGCGCCAAGGTCGGGTCCGCGGTGCCCGGTATCGGTACTGGCGTAGGCGCCGGCACGGGCGCGCTTCTAGGCGGCTTGGGAGGGTTCTTCCAGTGAGCGGGCTAATGAACGGTATCGGCCAGTTCGCGACCGATAACAGCGACTCCCTTGTCGGCATGGGCCTTGGCATGATGGCCGCCCCGGGCATGGGCGGGGCTCTTGCGGGCTACACGTCCGGCGCCAAGCAGGACATGGTTCGGCGCAAGCTGAAGTACGAGCAAGACCAGGAGTTAGCGAAGCAGGCGGCCGCGAAGCAGCTTGCGGTTAAATACAACATCCCCGCCGAACTCGCGACGGACCCGGATCAGGTGTTCGCGCTTGCGAAGGCCGTCGAGATTCAGAAGCGCACGCCCAGGGAGGACACGGCGGAAGTTAAGAATTACAAGTACGCCCAGGCCAACCCGGGGTTTGCTGACTTTCAGAGCGGTAAGGCCGGGGAACAGCGGAATTACACCGCCCGCGTTAAGATCGCGCAAGAGCGGGGCCTTGATCCCAAGGACCCCGCCACGATGGACTACATCCTGACGGGCAAGCGCCCCGGCGCCGACAACAAGGTGTTGGCCGGCGACCGCAAGGAGGTGTACGAAGCCGAAGATAACAACACTAATCTGGCCTCCACCATCCAGGCCCTTGGCGAGGCCAAGAAGCTCAACGACCAAACATTCGTTGGGTATGGCGCGGGGGCAAGGGCCGCAATTGGCACCAAGCTACCAGACGGGATGGTGCCGGACTTCATTGCCGACCCTCAGACCGCCAAGACAACGGCGGCGTGGCAGAACATCATGAAGCCGGAAGCCATTAAAACGATGGCTTCGACCCTCA